GGTTTGGTATGTGTCCGAAGGTAAAGAATATCTTGATCTCTGCCGTGCGAGTAAACAGGTAAATATTTTTGATATGTATTATGATAAATACGGTCCAGGAGCACTTCAAAAGATTAAATATGGGTATGGAACAATAAGTCCCAGGTCCTGGGGACATAGAACACCAGAGAAGAAGAAAAAAAGATGAGTGAAGGTTTTAATGATGGAAAGGTAAAGGTCAATGTAAATGTTGATGAAATAGATATAATTCTCAAAAAATATAAAAAGTTAAATAAATATAAAAAGTCTGCTCTTTTTGCTGTGAAAACTATTGACGGGACTGAAAGTATTATCACTTCTCTAATCAAAGAAGCACAGGAGGATCCAGTAGTCTAATGGGAAAGCACTATCTACTAAATCTATACGATTGCTCTTTTGTTCTTTTGAATGACGAACAATTTTTAATAAAATTATTAGAAAGTGCGGCAATATTATCTGGGGCAACAGTAATACAAACAATATTTAAAAAATTTGATCCACAAGGAGTTACAGTTATTTGTTTACTCGCAGAAAGTCATATTAGCATTCATACCTGGCCTGAAGAAGGTAAGGCAGCAGTAGATTTATATACTTGTGGTGATTCAAATCCAAAAATGGGTTGTAATATGATTATCGATAATTTGTGTTCAACAAACCACACTCTTTCTTACATAGAACGATGAATTTCGATACTGTTTTCATTTCTGATGTTCATTTAGGAACGAATAGATGTGATACTGAAAAGTTTTTAAAGTTTTTAAAAGAACTTGATACAAAAAAACTTGTAATGGTCGGAGACATATTTGATATTGCCTGTATGGAACACTACGGGACGAGATGGAGAAGAGAACATACTGAATGTATTCATCAGATTTTTAATCTTGCAAAAAAAGGAACAGAAATAGTTTATATACTTGGAAATCACGAATCACAACTTCGTCGTTATTCTGGGTTTACACATCATAATTTTAGTATTGTAGACCAATATGTTCATATAGATGCTAAAGGAAATAAGTTTCTTTGTGTTCACGGAGACAAGTATTCTGAATATTCTTCTGGTTCATGGAAACAATTGATGTTTAATAAAGGATATGAAATCATTAGCCCGTTGAGTTTTTGGTTAGAAAGATTCTTTAAATTCTCTTTGGTTTATTTTTTAAAGAATAGTATTCGTGGAAAAAATTATATTAATCAATATGAAACTGATATTGCATACTATTGTTCTCAAAAAAGTCAAGAATACTCTGGAGTAGTATGTGGTCATATACATTCTGGTAATATTCGTAATTTTGATGAACTTACATATATGTGTTGTGGAGACTGGTGTGATACTTGTTCAGCAATTTTAGAAAAAAACGGAATATATTGCTTACAAAAATACTAAAAAATTATAAAGAGAGAAACTTGACGTTCTCTCTTTTTTTGTCTATAATTATAACGAGATATTTAAACTTATGAACCGAGATAAACTTAAAATCATCATCAAAAATCTTGAACTTCTAACTCAATCACTCAAAGAAGAAGTGTATGCTGATACCTCTGCGTATAATTGTAGTCAGATTCCATCACGCATAGGAGAATTGGATGATTATGATGAAATTTTTGAAGATGATGACTGATGAGATATAAAGAAACAATTCGTCTCATTAAAAAAGCACTCAAAACTCCAGAATTATACTCAGAAGAAGAGATTCTTTATATGAGAAAATCATTGGATAGTGCCTTACTCAATCTTGCTCGCAAAAAAAGCATCAAAAAACAAAAAGGATTTGGATTTTCAAATGAAACCTAACGTTAAACTTATTTCTATAACCCCAAATGCAGAAAAGACAATGGCTTATATTGCCAGAGTCTCAAATCCTGCTAATCAAAAAAACGAAAATTATTCTAAATTACTTGGTTATTGTATCAAGCATAATCATTGGAGTGTCTTTGAACAGGCACATATGACACTTGAGATTGAAACAAATCGTGGTATTGCTGCTCAAATACTACGTCATAGAAGTTTTACATTTCAAGAGTTCTCACAACGTTATGCTGATACAAATCTTTTAGCAGAAGAAATACCGTTACCAGAACTTCGTAGACAAGATACTAAAAATCGTCAAAATTCTATTAATGATATTGATGAAGAAAAGTTATTCGCAATGAATAAGATGATACGTAATTTGTTTGTTGATGCACAAGACACTTACAACTATCTTTTGGAACAAGGAGTAGCAAAAGAATGTGCAAGGTTTGTATTGCCTCTGGCAACTCCCACACGTCTTTATATGACTGGTAGTTGCCGTTCTTGGATACATTATATCAACCTTCGTTCAGCACACGGAACTCAAAAAGAACATATGGATATTGTAGAAGCAGTTCGTTGTATTTTTATCTGTCAGTTTCCAGGTGTTGCTGGTGCATTGGAATGGGTGAAATCTCCTGAATGCCCTGAATGCCACGATGCACCTTCTATTACATTAGAATAAATACTCACATACAAAATGGAGAAATGAATTGGCAATTTACCCGATTATTCATAAAGAAACAGGTGAGACTAAAGTAATTGAAATGAGTGTTCATGACATTACTGAATGGTATCAAAATAATCCAGAGTGGAAAAGAGATTGGCCGTCTGGGTGTGCAAGTTCAGTAGAGTTAGGTGAAGTTTATGATAGACTGACAAAAACTAAACCAGGATGGAATGAAGTACTTTCCCGAGTATCAAAAGTACCAAAATCAAATGTAAAACCTATATAAATAATATTATCAATAACTATTCCAACCAGGTTTATGCAAAATAAAAGAAAACTTGAAATAAAAGTTGGGGATGTTTTTAACTACCTTACTGTTATTGACGATAAATCTGTATCATTTGTAGAACCATCTGGTAGAAAAAGAAGAACAGTTTTATGTAAATGTAAATGCGGTAAAGAACTTTTGGTAAGAGTTGATGGTCTTTTTAGTGAGAGTAAAAAACATAACAGAAAGAGTTGTGGTTGTACTAAAAACTTTATAAATGGAATTAATGCACAATCTAGGAGAAAACCTGAGAGTGTATATAGATTTCTATATGAAAGATATAAATCTAGTGCTAAACAAAGAAATATTGTTTTTGGATTATCTAGATGTGATTATGATTCTATTATAAAAAATAATTGTCATTATTGTGGATCTAATGCTGAATTAAAACAACCTAAAAGAAGAGAAGGGGATTTAGTGGGAGTTCCAGTTCATTATAATGGAATTGATAGGATAGATAATAATGTTGGATATGAAATTGATAACTGTGTGTCTTGTTGTACTAGATGCAATTATATGAAAAGTGATATGGATGTATCTTTATTTGTAGAGCATATTTTAAAAATAGCAAATCATTTACAAAAAACATAAATGACAAGAAAAAGAAGGAGTAATGGAAATCAACCCCCTGCGGTTGGATTAATGTCTAAGTTGTCTAAAAGAAAAAAACCAATTGGTCAAGAACTACTTTTAGATATTGAACCACTTACTGACAATCAAAGAAAACTATTTGAGTCTTATGATGCTGGTAAGCACTTAGTTGCTCACGGTGTTGCTGGTTCAGGAAAGACCTTTCTATGCCTCTTTAAGGCACTCCAAGATGTTTTGAGTGAGTGTACACCATACGAAAAGGTTTATATCGTCAGGTCTCTTGTACCTACTCGTGAGATTGGTTTCCTCCCAGGAAGTCACGACGATAAGGCATCTCTTTATCAAATTCCTTATAAGAATATGGTAAAGTATATGTTCCAGATGCCGAGTGATGCTGACTTTGAGATGCTCTACGGAAATCTCAAGGCACAAGAAACTATTAGTTTTTGGAGTACTTCTTTTATTCGTGGTACAACACTTGATAACTGTATTATTATTGTTGATGAATTTCAAAATATGTCTGCACATGAGTTAGATTCTATCATTACTCGTGTAGGAGAAAATTCTAAAATTATGTTTCTTGGTGATGCTTCTCAAAGTGATTTGCTTCGTCAAAATGAAAGAAATGGTATTGTAGATTTTATGAATGTTTTAAGACTAATGCCTTCGTTTGATATTATAGAGTTTGGTGTAGATGATATTATTCGTTCTGGACTTGTAAAAGAGTATATTATTGCTAAAATTCAAACAGGTATTAAAATATAATAATGTAGTTCGTGAAAGTTATAGTTTATATAAATAATTATAGATTTCACGAACTACATGGTTTATAAAACCTACTTAATTACCAATATAGAAAATAAAAAGAAGTATGTTGGAATTACAAAATTTTCTATTGAAGAAAGATTTTTACAGCACACTAAAAGGGGTTTCATCTTAACTGAAGCAATTAAAAAATATGGAAAAGAGAAATTTTATGTTGAATTGATTACTGAATGTGAAAGTGCTGAAAATGCATATGAATTAGAACAATATTACATAAAAGAATATAATACAAAAGTTCCTAATGGGTATAATTTGACTGATGGTGGGGATGGAATTTTTGGATGGGAACCTACAGACGAATACCGACAAATGTGTTCTAAGAACACAAAAAAACTACATCAGGACAGAAGAACTGGTATGTATGGAAAAAAACATAGTGAAGAAACAAAGAAAAAAATGAGTTCTTCAGCAATTGGAAATAAAAATTGTTTAGGTAGAGTTTTATCAGAAGAATCAAAACAAAAAATTAGTGAAAAACATTTAGGAAAAAAACTATCCGAAGCAACTATAAAAAAAATTAGTGAAAACCATCACGATATTTCTGGAAAAAATAATCCTATGTATGGAAAAAAACATTCACCAGAAACTATTGAAAAATTAAAAGAAAAGGCAAAAAATCGCACTAAAAGATTTTGGGTTAATGATGGAATTAAAGAAACCCTTATAAATATTGACGAAAGTATTCCTATTGGGTATAATAAAGGTAGAGTGAGAACATAGTGACATTTATTCATCATAATTTTTTAGGTGATCTTGAGTTAGAAAAAAAAGAATCAGATGGTATGCGTCTTTACAACCTTCCAAATGGAGATTGGGTACCATCTATTACTACTGTGACATCTTTTTATAATCGTGAGATTTTTGTTAAGTGGAGAAAAAGAATTGGACTTGAAGAGGCAAATCGTATTACAAAAAGAGCAACAGCAAGAGGAACTGATTTCCACCAAGTCTGTCAAGACTATTTGGAGAATAAGGAATTAAACTGGGATGATTATCAACCACTCTCAAAGTTTATGTTCTTTCATACGAAACCATATCTGGATAAGATAAATAATATTCATGCGATTGAAAGAACCTTATACTCAGAATACCTTGGTCTTGCTGGAAGAGTTGATGCTATTGGTGAGTATGAGGGAGAACTTGCGGTAATTGACTTTAAAACATCAGAAAAAATCAAACCAGAAGAATGGTTGGAAAATTATTTCGTTCAGGAAATGTTTTATGGATCTGCATATTATGAATTAACTGGAATTCCGATTGTAAAACTAATTACCATTATGGTAACTCCTGGTGGTGATGTAAAAGTATTTGACAAAAGAAACAAAAACGATTATATTAAGTTATTAGTTCGTTATATCAAAAAATTTGTACTTCACAATATTAGGTCAAAGGATGGAAAATGAATTAGAAAAGGCAATAGAAAATAAGTTCTTTTGTCCCACTAAATTTGCACAACAGATAGAAGAACTCGTACAAACTAATATAGAAATGAACTATATTGATGCGATTGTATATTTCTGCGAACAGAATAGTGTTGATTTAGAGTCTGTGCCTAAACTCATCTCAAAACCACTCAAAGATAAAATTAAGTTTGAGGCCATGGAACTTAATTTTCTTAAAAAGACTTCTCGTGCTAAATTAGTATTTTAATTCAATCTTGGGATGTAAAAAATCCCAGCAAAAAATCCTTATATTATCTTTTTGAATGATGCCGTTTGATACATATAAATGCTACTTATCATTAAAGAATCATTTTACTAAGGATTCTTATGATTACCATAAGTATTGTGGAAAATCCAGAGCAACAGTACAGTCTTTCTATAAACGAAAAGATCGATTTTGGTTTGAAAAGTTCTCAAGAAGTAAAACAGATGCTGAAGTAGTAGAGTTTTTTGTATCAAACTTTATTTCTTGTACAGATCCAGGAAAACTTTGGATTGGTGAAATGATGAAAGAGGGTGATGTTAGATATACTGAATGGAAAAAAAGAACTCAATCACTTTCTTATATTTTCAAAGAAGAAATAGAATCAGTTTTTACTTCTAAGAACTTTGACGAAATGTTTCTTATTAAAAGTAATCAACACCCACAAATTCTAAAAGAGCACTTACAATCCAATATTTCACTGGAAACAATGTTAATTTTGGATAAAATTGTTGGATATAAAACTAATTTTGATAAAAAACTTGATGATCCTGTATGGAAATCAATCTCGATGAAAATTATGAAGTACAACCCCTTTCTAAATATCGATGTATTGAATTACCGCAAAATCTTAAAAAAGGTTATTATGGAGGGACAATGAGTTTTTTTGAATCAGAAATTGTTTGTGATGAACTTGAAGAACTTCACGATCTTCAGAATGAAATCTATGGAAATCTTTTTGATTATCCAAAAATGACAAAAAAAGAAAAACTATATCATATAGAACTATTAGAACAACTTTTAGAAAAACAACAAATACTTTTTACTCGTTTAAATTTGTCTGATGACCCAGAGGCAAAGGAAATGAGAGATAGAATTTTAGATTCTGCAAAGATGATGGGACTTACATTAGGACAAGATATGAGTGTTATTTTTAGTAATATGAAAAGTCTTATTGAAATGATGAAATTTCAGGTTGACAGAGTAGATTCGTAGATATACAATAAGTATGGGCTGGATGATCCCTTAAGCAAAATCAACAAGCCAAATCCTATTAATACAAAGGTAAAAATGTCATTTGAAAATCTAAAAAAGCAATCTAAACTTGGTTCTCTAACCTCTAAACTGGTTAAAGAAGTTGAAAAGATGAGCACTACATCCAGTGGTGCTGATGAACGTCTATGGAAACCAGAAGTAGACAAGACTGGTAATGGTTTTGCAGTTCTTCGTTTTTTACCAGCACCTGATGGTGAAGAACTTCCTTGGGCAAAGATGTATTCACACGCATTTCAAGGAAATGGTGGATGGTATATTGAAAATTCTCTGACTACTATTGGTGGTAAAGATCCACTTGGAGAATATAATCGTGAACTATGGAATACTGGAACTGAAGCAAATAAAGAAACTGTACGTAAGCAAAAACGTAAACTTAACTACTATTCTAACATTTATGTAGTAAAAGACCCTACCAATCCATCAAACGAAGGTAAAGTCTTTCTGTTTAAGTATGGTAAGAAAATCTTTGATAAGATTATGGAAGCAATGCAACCTGAATTTGAGGATGAGTCACCAATCAATCCTTTTGACTTCTGGTTGGGTGCAAACTTCAAACTGAAGATTGTAAAGAAAGATGGTTACTGGAACTACGACAAATCTGAATTTGATCGTGTTTCTCCACTTCTTGATGATGATGACGCAATGGAAGCACTTTGGAAGAAAGAGTATTCTCTTGCTGCTGTGACTGCTCCAGACCAGTTTAAGACCTATGAAGAACTTGAACGACGTATGAATATGGTTCTTGGAAACAAGACTGCCCCAACTCGTTCTCGTGAAGTCGCAGAGCAAGAAGACTCATATTCTTCTTATGAAGAAAACTCATCTGTAACAGAAAATCGTGTTGTAGAAGAACTGGAAAAATCTTATGCTCGTAGTAAGGCACCAGTATCTAAAGTTGAACCTGATGAAGATGA